CTTCAGTTCCGTTTTCCTCGTTTGCTTCAACGGCTGGCACATCCGTATATGTTTCATACCATGTATCTGAACAGAAAAAGGCATATTTAGTTGCATCAAGCCCTGCATCGCTCATTGCCGACTGCACCTCTTGTGCGATAACGCCAGCGTGTGTTCTGGCACTGTCACCTTTTGATGTAACCTTATCTTTCCACTTGAAGGTCTTGAACAGTTTGCTAATTGCTTTAGCGGCTGTAATCTCTGCAGATGTTAGGCTGGCAATGTCTTGCTTCATTGTTTGGTCAGATGGTTGGATAGTGCTGTTACTAGCAAAGATGTCGTCAAATTGTGCGTTTGATTGGCCTAAATCTGTCGTATTATCGCTTAACGCACCCGCCGTAGTTACAGGAAGCACCGTCTTAGAACTTGCCGCAAACCTTAAAGCCGCATGATTGTTGTCCACCCCTGCAAAAAATATATCACCACTGACTGAACCAATCGTACCGACAGTTGTGCCGTCCTTGCGGAAGTCTGCAATAGTCCCGTCACTTGATTGTCTGTTTAAGTAAAGAGCTGTCCCGCCAGACCTAGCAACTGCAATATAATCTGCACTACTATTTAATTGTATCCCAGCATTACTGCTTGACGATGCAACACCGCTTGATGTCGTCCCCACCAGCAGATTCCCGCTGTTGTCGATGCGCATGCGTTCTGCGTTATTAGTAACAAAGGCCATTTTAGGTGAACTGCCGCCAGTGTTAACAATTCGGTTATAGCCGTATCCTGTGCGTGGTTGAAAAACAATCTGCGAAATCGCATTATTGTTTCCGCCTGATTGCTCAAGAAATAGAGTTGAACCAACATCCAGTTGTCCATCAGTAGCCGAGCCATCATATGCTGTTCGTTCATCCACTTCTATATGAAGCAAACTACTTGGCGAAGCGCCGATGCCTACACGATTGTTCGTGCTGTCAACCTTCAGAGTGTTTGTATCGACTGTAAAGTCGCCAGTAATAGAACCAATACCATCATTAATAATTTTACTAATTGTCACTAGGTAATCTCCAAAATACTAAGTGAAACATCTGCAGAGCTTGCAGTATCACTTGTTACCTTAAGAACATCTGATGCTTCTAGAACAACCTTCTGGTCGCCGCCCACTACAACCAGTGAGCTTCCTGCAGGAACAGGAGCAGCTTTAACTACGTAAATATTATCACCATCATTATTTTCAATTTGAACATCTACTGCTATTTGAGATGCAACTATGTTTGCAATTGCCAAACCAATAATAGTTGTCTCTGTAGAACTAGGACAAGTGTAAATGGTAGCAGCACCAGTTCCTACTCCAGTATCTGTTTTCAATTTAAACGCATTAGCCATATCGTATTATACTCCATAAATTATCCTAACGCAATAGCAAATGCCACAGCTGCAGCGTTAGCATTGCTAATACTGGTTGCCATAGTTGCGCTTAGTGTTGCTATTGCTGTATTACTATTTCCAACACTTGTAGCCATAGTTGCACTCAATGCAGTTATTGCTGAATTACTATTACCAATACTGGTTGCCAGTGTTGCAGAGGTTGCGGCAAATGTACTAGACACTGCAGCTATTCTAGTCTCTAACGTAGCCGATGTCCCTGCACTTGCAGCAGCCACAGCGATTGTATTCACTGAAGCTACCGCATCTAAGTTTGTTTTAGTAAGGACAGATACTGCAGCTATTCGAGTCTCTAGTGTAGCAGAAGTGGCTGCAAAGGTGCTTGACACTCCTGCAATCCTAGTCTCTAATGTAGCAGAGGTTCCAGCACTTGCCGCCGCTACAGCAATTGTATTTACTGAAGCAACTGCATCTAGATTAGTTTTAGTGAGGACAGATACTGCTGCAATCCTAGTCTCTAGCGTAGCAGAGGTAGCGGCAAATGTAGAAGATACCCCTGCAATCCTAGTTTCTAGTGTAGCAGAGGTGGCTGCAAATGTGCTTGACACTCCTGCAATTCGAGTTTCAAGAGTTGCCGATGTACCTGCACTGGCATAAGCTCCTGCCGAAATAACAGTATTAATAGATGTAATAGAATCTAAATTTGTTTTAGTAAGAACTGACACTGCCGCAATGCGTGTTTCAAGTGCAGCAGAAACCGTAGCAATACTTGTTGCCATGGTATTAGAAACAGTTGCTATACGAGATTCAAGAGTAGCCGATGTAGCTGCAAAGGTACTTGATACAGTAGCAATACGTGACTCAAGGGCTGCTGAAGTAGCAGCAAAGGTACTTGATACTCCTGCAATTCGAGTCTCTAATGTAGCAGATAAAGCAGCAACTGTAGAAGATGTAGCAACAGGCTCACTAGCAACCAATATATTTGTGGCATTTACTGTTGTTGCACTTACCGTGCCAGCACTAACAGTTGTTGCAAAAAAATTACCAGTTCGTAGACTACTAACACTTACATCTTGAAATACAAGATTGGTTGCATTCAATGTACTAGTAGTAATACTTGTAGCTATAATATTTGTTGTTTGTAAATTTGCTGGTTGAAATGCACCACCAACAATTAGACTGCCAGCAATACTTACATTGCCAGTAAATGCAGCAGAAGTTTGAGAAAGTTTTAATGGAGAGTTATTACCAGAACCATCTTGGACATTACGCAGTGTTTCATCTATACCATTATTGGAAGCACTAGAATTAATCTGCAATAAATCTTTATAGGTATTTGCAATTTTCTTACCTGTTAAATCTGTCATTATACTATATTCCAGTTCTTGTCAACATCTTCCCAATTGTCAAACACAGCCGCTTCCCAATTTAGGTTTCTATCGTTATTAAATTCAGGTCTAGCATCTTTAATAAACATGCTTCTATCTATAGTAGATATAATTTTATTTTGTGGATGATTAACTAAGTCGTAACCTTTTTCATTATCTTCTGGACAAACCCAAAGACCATAACTATTTTTTTTCATTACTGTCCGTGGATATGCAAAGCCACAAACATCGCAGACTATCTTATTATATTTACCTCTTGCCATATTATAAACTCGGTAGCCATGCTGATACAGGAACTGCGGATACTATATTTACTGGTAGCCTTGGACTATCAACATTTACATCATCAGTTACTCTAGCTATTTTATTTTGGGGATGACTTACTTTATCATACTTTCCTTCAAAATCGGTAGGACACACCATCATTCCATAACTATTCTTTTTTAATTCACTAAGCTTGTAACGAAAGCCACAGACATCACAAACACCTAACGCCTTAGTCACTTAGTAACTTAATCTAGGCCGAATAAGAAGGCTGACACGTTCTTTGTCTTCTTCCTGCGCTCTAGATAACCTTTCCTCATATTCTTGCTTTAGTAAGTTTATTCGACCAGCATCAACCCCTGGTCTTTTCATAGACATAAAGTATGCTGTACCTGCAGTTAGACAGGGCAAAAATCTTCTAGAGACATCAGCACTCTGAGAAGAACGTGTGACATCTTGAATATATTTTACAGTTTCTAATTTAAGTTGGTCAGTGCTATTATCTGGTAGAGGCCATAGATGAATAACAACATTATCACGGTCACGCCTAACTGCATATTGAGATGGACGACCCGTCTGAGATTTTCTAGGAATCTTTAAATATTCTTCCATAGATATTCTATTTAGTTGTAAGTCAGTTTTGTTGTCACCATTAACTCTATTAATGACTGCTTCAACAACATCAATGTTATGTGCATCTAAGCTATAAGATGTAACACTTGTTGTTACGGACACCGCCGTAGTTCCAACTGTCCAAAGTTGGATACCACGGTTTTGCCAATCTTGTAGAAGAAGATTTATAGAACGGCGTGCAGAGCGAGGCTCTTCACCTAGCGTGGGTTCACCACCAATCATTTCCATTGCTTCTTGGATTACTTCATCAATATCCATTGAAAAGCTATATGTTCCTGATGTTGCCATTACGAATTATCCTTTTCCTTATTTTTTTCATTACACTTGCAGTTACAGTTTTCTTTGCCACAAGTCTTTTTAATATAAGTATTTCCCATAATATTTTCACGCTGGGTCATGGAAGAATTAACATTGTCATATATTTTGTGCATCAGCTTATTCCTCGGTTTAAACCAAAAATACTTTTCTTTATTTCGTAATGCCATTACTTCCTACGTATGGTGCGACCAGTCCTATTACGACTTACGCCTCTTGGACGCTTCAAGCCAGTAGTTTGTTTTTTAAGACCACCTGCCTTTCTAATCTGCTGACTGGTCGCTGCCCTTGTTATTGTCATTTTATTTAAGTTTGCCTTGTATTTTTTCTATTAAGACCAAAAGTTTGTTTTTGACTTTTTGGAGGGCGTTTTTTACTGCCAGACTTACCCGCCCAAAATACTTTATCAGCCCAGTAAGCAGCAGAACATTTACCTTTAGAAATATTTTTTGCATGTCTTGCCTTAAAACTTTTACGAGCTTCTTTGCTATAGTTATGACCCATCCCTTGTGCGCCAAAACGAATTGTTTTAATTTTCCCATTATCACATCTTACTGCAACTACTGCTTTTTTAGTTGGGTGTTTAGGAGTCATCTTTGGTTTATTCAAACCCTTAAGTCCTAATTTTTTTAATCTATTTTTTTCTGCATCTGTTAGTGACATTAGTATATCCTATTATGTGGAGCTTTACCATATTTACGTTTATTAATTTTACCACCTGTTTTTGCTTGACGAAATTGTGAAGTTTTCTTTGCTATAGCTTTAGGCTGGTCAACAAATTGTTTTCCTTGTTTACTTCCTTCTCTTTTTGCTCTCGTAGTTGCCGCATATTCTGCTGGGGTGAGTGCCTTAATAGCCGCTTTTGGTAAGTACCTTTCGCCAGTCTTGCTTGACGGTTTGCCACTTTTAGTTGTCCACTCCTGATTTCCCCAATTTACCAAATCTTGTTGTGGCTTTTTTCTTTTTGGAGTTGTTTTTTTCGTTCCTCTTGACATTTAACATACTACGCTTTGTAGCCTCCACCTGCTGCTTTATATTGTTTAGCCAGCATTTGTGCTTTACGTGCCGACCACTGACCAGGCGCACCCCCTGCGCTACCTGCTAGAATTTTTTTAAATAGTCTTTTACGTAAACCAGGTTTTGTATAATTACCTGCTTCATTTACACGACTTTTCTTTTTAGGTTGACTTCCTTTTTTTAATTCTATAGTAGATAAAACCTTGGCTTGTTTGGCATGAGTCTTACTAGCTTTTTCTAAACCTTTAACTACTTTTTTTAGTTTGCTTGCAGATGCAGTTTTACCACCTGTAGCTCTTTTAGAAACATTACGGCCTGCTTCACTCATAGCAATAGCTACTGCTTGATTTTGACCATAGCCTTCACCCATTAATTTGCTAATGTTTTTGCTAATAGTTTTATCGCTTGTTCCCTTAGATAAAGGCATTAATTTTTACCACCACGATTATCAGAAAGCTGCTCTTCAATAAACTTTTCATATTCTTCCCGTTCTTTCTTTTGAGCTTGCTCAAAGTCATAAGCACGTTGCCCTTGTTCAGGTGTACCACGTGTACCGCCTTCACCTACAGAACCAGCCATTTGACCCCCTGTTTCTTTATAACCCATACGATTACGAACTTTGGTTGGAAGCTTTGCTAGACCTGGATTATCTGTTGGAACATCTTTTTTAGACATATCTTTCTCCTATGATTTAGATACTGCACCACCGCCACGAAGAGCTACGCCCATACCACGACCTGTTTTACCGCCTGCCTTATAGCCTTTAGTTTTCATTTTACCACCTGCAGCATAGCCTTTAGTTTTCATTTTACCACCTGCAGCATAGCCTTTACTTTTCATTTTACCACCTGCATCAAATTTACCTAAACGTCTTTTGCGTTTAGCAGCAGCACTTTTTCTATATCCTGTACTTTTTTGTTTATCTTCTTCTTTTACAGTTCTGCGATTAAAACCAGGTTTACCTACTTTAGTGGTTTTAGTTTTAGAAATAGATTTTGTAGGTGAAGTTTCAGGTTTAGGAGCAGGTTTAGGAGCAGGTTTACGAGAACGCTGTCGAGTACCTGTTGAAACTCTTCCTTCTAAATTTTTTCTCATTGCATCTGTAGGAGATTCACCTGGTGCAGGTTTAACAGATTTAGATACAGAATCTTCTGCAAGACGTTTTGCTCGTGCATTATTTTCTCTTTGCGCTTTAGCTGCGGTTCTACGTGCTTGGTCAAGTTGAACACCCGTTAGAACAAGACCTGCACCACCAGCAAGTCTACCCATCATTTGTGTTGCAGCTTTTCCTGCTAGACCACGTTGAGCAGTAACTGCAGCCAATCTTTCTGCTGCTTTTTGCTTAGTTGCTTTTTTAGCAGCAACAGTTGTGGCTCTTTTTTCTGCGGCTTTTTGCCGTGCTGCAATTTTTTTAGCAGCTTTTTCCATTAATTCAAAATCACTTTCCATTACGGTGTTCCTCCTAATGTATTTTCACCAAACATAGAAGCAGGTGCTTCCATATCATCACGCCTTGTTCTACGTGCTTGATTTCTTAATGCTTCAATTGCATTTTGATAACGCTGTTCATAATATGAACTTACTGTAAAGTTTTTCATAAAGTCACCTGCCTCGACCATGCAACCATAAAACAAGGCATCATAGCAAAAGTCAGAAAAGTAATTACTTTGATTTGCACTGGTTAGTGTAGTTGGTCTAGCGACATATACAAGTTCCCCA